CAAGTCGGGAATCTCGAGCAAGACAGGCAATCCATACGCGATGTGGGTCTGTCCGATGCCTCAGGGCGCGGAACAGTGCAAGCCAGTCAACTAGAACAAAAAGAACTATTTCCATTTTAAACTATTAGGAGGAGGTGCCAATGCGTACTCTAGTACGTTCAGTAGGAAGAGCAAGCATTGGAGGGGAACCTTTACCTAGTTGCTTTAAAGCGTTTGAAGCGAACAAGATTATTATTCGGCGTTCAGAAGTTTCAATGTTTGCAGGTGCTCCAGGGGCTGGAAAATCTACTCTAGCACTAGCACTTGCACTCAAAACTAATGTGCCTACATTGTATATCTCAGCAGATACCAATGCACACACAATGGCTATGCGTTTGGCATCTATGATTTCAGGGAAAAGTCAGAGTGATGTTGAACAGAAACTTAATACTGATGTTGGTTGGACTAAAGCAATCCTCCAAAAAGGAAGTCATATAGTCTGGTCATTCGAGTCAGCGCCTACGTTGGAAGATATAGTAGAAGAAGTACAAGCATTCGAAGAACTTTGGGGATGCTCCCCATCGATGATTGTACTTGACAACCTAATGGACGTAGCCACAGATGGTGGCGAAGAGTTCGCATCTATGCGAGCAATTATGAAGGAGTTGAAATATCTTGCTAGAGCAACGAATGCAGCGATTGTGGTTTTACATCACACTTCGGAAGCAGTTCCTGGGAATCCTTGCCAACCACGCAGTGCAATACAAGGAAAAGTCTCACAACTCCCTGCCCTCATATGTACGCTCGGCACGGTTGGCACATCGTTGGGCGTGGCATCAGTCAAGAATCGCTATGGAAGAGCAGACCAAAATGGGTCACTCATGACATGGCTAGCATTTAATCCAGAATATATGTACATCGACGACATACCAGAGAATGTATAATGGATATTTATAATATAGTTTGGGGAACCATAACAATGGTATCTATATTTTTATTCATCTATATGATTGTTGAGTTATTTAAATGACGACACGTAAATCGCATAAGGCGAGAGGGGCAACCTTTGAAACTGACATCCGTGACTGGTTTCGTAATCATGGCTACGATGCTGAGCGCCTTGCTCGTGCTGGCGCAAAAGATGAGGGAGACGTGGTTGTTAAAACAGACTTTCTCGGAAGTATTGGCATCATCGAATGTAAAGCGCCTGGCGCAAGTGGCAAGATTACTCTCCCAGGCTGGACAGCAGAGGCGCAAATAGAGGCTGACCATTACGCCCAAGCCCGTAATATTAACAGAGACGATGTGTTACCAGCAGTGATTATTAAAGCAAGAGGTAAGAGTATCGACGATGCTTATCTCGTACTAAGATTAGGGGATGTATTCGGTGATGACTGATGAGTTGCCAGATATTGTATCTGTGCTAAAGCACTACGGTGCAAATATCACGCGTTCATCAGGACAGGTCAACGTTAAGTGTCCCTTTCATAATGATAGCCACGCAAGTGCTAGTTTTAATACAAGAGAAAACATTTTTAATTGCTTCGCATGTGGTATGCAAGGTAACAGTATTCAAATAATTGCTAAACAAGAAAGGTGCGATATACGTGAAGCAAAGTCAATCGCAGAAGGAATTACTGGGCAGAGCAACGCATCTGTACGCGGAGAATATACATCTGGCGGAAGATTACCTCGCAAGTCGGGGAATAAGTCGGGAAGTGGCTCGGGCCTGTCGGTTCGGCGTAGTCTCGGAGCCTGAGGTAGGTCATGAAGCGTTCCAAGGCCGTCTCTCTATTCCTTACATTACTAAAAGTGGTGTCGTTGACTTACGTTTTCGCTCTCTTAATCCAGCGGTGGAACCGAAGTACATGGGAATGACTGGCGCTGAAACCAAGATGTACAACGTATTAGATATTGAAAAAGCAGGCGATTGGATTGGGGTATGCGAAGGTGAATTGGATACCATTACTCTTAGTAAGTGTGTTGGCATTCCTTGCGTTGGAGTTCCAGGTGCGAATTCATGGAAGAAGCACTACACCAGACTTCTCGCAGACTTTGAAAGAATATTTGTCTTTGCAGACGGCGACCAACCAGGAAAAGAATTCGCCACAAGTCTTGCCAGAGAACTTCCAGTTACTATCGTCTCAATGGGGGACGGAGAAGATGTCAATTCTTCGTATGTCAAACACGGAGCGGACTATATTCGGAATAAGATGGGGTTAAGTTTAGATGATGAATGATATTCCAGACTGCCCTGAGTGCGGTGAACCATTTGATAATATCTTTGAGGCAACTGACCACTTACTAGAAGATGGTGAGCCAGAATTCGACCCTGAACTCGTACTACCTAACGGCTATAGCCTTATGATTGGTTCGTTATTGCGAACTATTTATAAGTACGCTGACTCTCGTGAACATGTAGAGCGTATTGCGCAAGATACATACGCAACTCTATACGCATCAGAATACTCGCCAGGAAATATGCGTAACTACATAGAGGACTTAATTATACGAGAGCAGATGCTCGACCTTGATGAAGAACTAGCAGAATTGTTGAATAAGAAACCTAAAAATGATGACGAAAGCGGAGAGTGAAGAAGTATGTCAGATAACGGAGCACCTTATCACCCAGGGATACAACGTGAGTCACTTGGATTTGACGTCAGGCATCCTGACTATCACTTTGAAGGTTCCCATCTACGCTTCCGAGAAGCATTAGATAAAACATTCTTTGAACTAGAAACACTATTGCTATCCAAGCATGAGGATTACGGCCCAAAGAACATCAGCGACAGCCCTGGCGGTCCACTAAATGGTCTTAGAGTTCGTATGCATGACAAGTTGGCGCGACTAAACAATCTTGTTGATAGCGGTGCAGACCCTAAACATGAGAGTTTAGAAGATACTTTTAAAGATATGGCAAACTATGCAGTCATTGGACTGCTAGTTCTGAGAGGACAATGGGATAACAAATGAAAATATTCGGACCTTACAAAGGCAGTAAGCAAAACGGTGGACGTCCAATCTACGTATTCAAGCGTAAGAAAAAGGACGGTACAACTGTCACTACATCGAGCAACAAGGCTCGTGTAGAGTATGAGAAGGCAACAGGTAAGACATTACCTCGCAAAACAGAAGTAGACCACAAGAATAATAAGGGTCGTGCAGGCGATGATAGGCTCAGCAATCTCGGAACTATCTCCAAGAGCAAGAATGTTGCAAAAGAAAACAAGCGTAGAGCAACTAAAAAGACTGCAAAGAAAGCGGTAAAAAAGAAATGAAAACAATAGTTTGCATATCAGACTTGCAGGTACCGTACCACGACGTAGAAGCGGTGAACGCTATCGCAAAGTTCATTAAAGCATACCAACCTGATACAGTTGTATCCTGTGGTGATGAAATGGATATGCAGACTATTTCGAAATGGAGTAAGGGTACTGAGTTAGAGTTCGAGCGTTCAATCGGACGTGACCGTGACACTACACGTCAAGTGCTATACGACTTAACAGTCGAGCACATGGTTCGTAGTAATCACACAGATAGATTATTTAATACAGTCGCCATGAGAGCGCCAGGATTACTTGGCCTACCTGAATTGCAATTAGAAAACTTTCTTGGTCTCGATGAACTTGAAATTAAATATCACAAAGACCCTTATGAACTAGCCCCTGGGTGGTTGCTCATGCACGGCGATGAAGGTAACGTACAACCTACCGCAGGAGCCACCGCATTAGGCTTGGCGAAGCGCTCAGGCATGTCCGTAGTGTGTGGTCATACGCATCGCATGGGTTTAACGCATCATACTCAAGCCTATCGTGGCGGTACACCTAAGACTGTATGGGGTATGGAACTTGGCAACCTAATGGATTACAAGAATGCGAAGTATATTAAAGCAGGATTGTTTACGTGGCAACAAGGCTTTGGTATTCTGCATGTAGATGGCAAGAGCGTTGTACCTCAATTAGTCCCTATCGTAAATAGGTCATTCACTGTCGATGGCAAGACTTGGAAGTGGTAGTGTGGATTGGTCACGCATTGAACCTTGGGATTACATTGTCATAAATGTTTCCGCTGAGTACCATAAAAAGTACAACATGGTGGAACTCGATGATATTAAGCAGGAACTTTACCAATGGTTCGTCGAACATCCTAATAAGTTAACTGAGTGGGAAGCGATTGGCAAGAAAGACGCCAAGAATTTAATCTATCGTAGCCTACGCAATCAGGCTCTTGATTACTGTCAGAAATGGAAAGCCAAGTCTATTGGCTATGAAGTATCAGACTTATTCTATTATGAACCTGTAATGGTTGAGGCTTTACTTCCTTCTGTTCTGCGTGAAGAGTTCAGCGTTATGCCAGTTTTAAACCTTGGAAAAACAGGACGACCACCAGCACCATCAGAGGGCGGTAACATGATGGCGATGATGGTCGAGATACACAATGCATACTGTAAACTCAATACAGAGGATAGGACTGTATTGTTTCATAAGTATGCAGAGTCCCTGGATTTTACTGCTATTAGTAAAGAGATGCAACTAGACTCTCAGGATGCAGCGCGTATGCGCCACAACAGAGCAATAAAGAAACTCATAACACGGATTGGTGGATTCAAACCATATCTAGAGCGAGATATTGCCGAGCCAGTTACCGAAGACCCACACGAAGTTATACACACCGACAACGATAATACCGATGAAGATGGGCATGAGGAAGCCGAATAAATATCTCAGTTCGGCAACCTCATCTCCGCAGGGTCAATATACTTATCAGCATACTGTTCTTCAAGAGCCAACTCTTCCTTCTGTCTTGCTAGTCTAACTAATTCCATTAGAAGAGCAGGAGTAACGAGGTGACCCCTAGAAGGATTTGGTGGTATATTGCAAGTAATAGGGCGAGGATGTTCATATATTGCCTCTCGTAATCTAAATGTAGGTATGATTAACACGCTATCTTCAAGCACGAATGCCCAATGAGTAGCCTTTGATACAGCAATTCCTGACGGTTCCCAAGAATCACTGCTTTTATAGTAACACTCTGTTTCGATATATAGATTGCCAGTCTCACGCCAACGGCGGTCAGTCTTAACTTCTACTGTATCCGCTTTTAATATGTCTGCTACAACTGACTCTCCAAGCAATCCAGCGCGTAAATCTAAATCCCAATTGGAATCTTTCAATCTTTCACCACCTTCAAGTGTATCTTCTCAGGTTCTCTATTGTCAGTTAGTTCTGCAAGTAACTTTTCGATGCGCGATATAATTGCATCTCTTTCTCTCATCTCTTCTACGGAATACTCTTCCACTTATCCTCCTGTTGAATAGAACCCTTGTGCCTTAAACTGCACAGGGTTGGCCTGCATTACTCTTTTGGTTATACTAGCACAGTATTGACAATTAGGGAAGTTATCCCTTTC